AAAAGAAGCTGCGGATGTAGGTCAGAGAGCAAAAGCCATTAAATCTATGATGAGAGTTTTGACTTATAAAGCAGCCAAAGCTAAAGTACCTATTTTATTTTCCAATCACGTTTATGAGGGCATGGAAATGTTTCCAACTCTCGTAAAAAATCAATCCGGTGGTAAAGGTCCTATTTATTTGGCATCAGTTCTTGTCCAATTAAGTACTCGTAATGAAAAAACATCAGACAATCCGGATGAACAATCAGTAGCGATTGCTCATAATATTTCTGGTGTAACTCTAGGAGCATTAACAGTTAAAAATCGTTTTGTTCCAAATTATCTTAAAACTGAACTTTATCTTAATTTTAAAACAGGTCTTAACAAATATGCCGGTCTTTTTGAAATCGCAGAAGCTTTTAAGGTTATTGAAAAACCAGGTCGTACAGTTATGTACAAAGGAGAAAGTTTAGGTTATCGTAAAGATTTGGAAAATGATTCCAAATTTTGGGAAAAAATTATGCCAGAATTAGAAGACACTTTACAAAAAAATTTGTGTTATGGAAAAAGTTCAGTGAGTGATATTGAAAAAGAAGTTGATAATATTGAATAATGCATTCAGAATCCAAATTAGATCTGGATTACTATGAAAACATTATTCTTTTTAATGCTCTTTTAAGTCAAGAATATCTAGCTTCCATAGTAGAACATACCGATATTTCTTATTTTAATGATAAGAATATTAAAATAATTTTTAAATCTATTCTTCAGTTTTTTAAAGAAAGAGGAACAGTTCCTACTCTCACAGAAATTAAATCCCGTTTAACCTTAGAAGAAGAAAGAAAAGCATTTAATGAAGTTACTATTAAACTCAAACAAATAGACACTAAATTTAACTGCGAAGAACTTTTAGTTAATACTGAAAGATTTCTTAAAGAAAGATGTCTTTATAACACTATTGTAAAAACTGCAGAAAAATTCACACAGGGAAAAGTTGATCCGGGAGAGGTTCTTCAGGATTTCGAAAAAGCCCATACTATTAATTTAGGTGAGAGTATGGGTCATTGGTATTTCGAAGAAATTGACAGACACATACAAGAATTGACCGCTATCTATAAACCAGTTCCTACTGGATGGAAGTTTTTAGATGATAAATGTGAAGGTGGATTATTCCCCAAAACGTTAACAGTTTTTGCTGGACAAGTTAATGTAGGTAAATCTATTGTATTAGGAAATATAGCAGGTAATATGGTTTTAGCAGATCAAAATGTACTTTTAATTTCTTTGGAAATGTCGGAATTTATGTATGCTAAAAGACTTTCCACACAATTTTCACAAATTCCACACAACGACCTTAAATTATACACCCCAGAATTAAAAGAACAAATTCAACATATCCAGCGTAAATTACAAAGTAAATTAATCATTAAAGAATACGCTCCAAAATCTATAACTACCAGGCATTTAGATGCATATATTACTAAAATAGGCCACAAAGGATTTAAACCAGATATAGTAATAATTGATTATATTAATCTTCTTTTACCAACTACTAAAAATCAAAATTCTTATTCAGAGGTTAAGGAAATAGCAGAACAACTTCGAGCCATGTCTTTCAAATATAATATACCATTTGTTTCTGCTACTCAGGTTGGCAGAGGCGCATTTAATACCTCTTCCCCAGGAATGGAAGCTGTCGCGGAAAGTATAGGACTTCCAGCAACATGTGATGTCATGCTTTCTATCTGGCAAACGGAAGAAGACAGAGAGTTAGGAGTTATCAATATGGGTATGCAAAAAAATCGTTTCGGACCCAATTTTGGTCATGGTACTTTTAAGTGCAATTATGAAACTTTAACTTTAAAAGAGGTCAATCCGGATCATTTTGAATCAGAAGACCCACAAAGTGCTTTGAATGAAGCCACTACAACTTTAGATAAATTGACAAACTAAATTATTTGGGGTAAATATGCTTACCTCTAAATGTTCAACGAAAAAATATTAGAAAATTTTATAGGGCAAAGTGACCCCCTTAGTCAAATATGTACCAAAGAATATATTGAAGGGGTTTTTAAATTTGGGTCTTATTTGTCCATTATGAGAAACAAAAAAATTAACCCCAATGGGTTATTTGTAGCGATTTTAGAAAATCGCCACTTAAGAGATCTTTTTGTAATAGTTACACATTCCGAAAATATGCAAGAAGCTTTATTAGGATTGTTGCAATTATATCCTTCGTTATTAAAATCTAAAAATACAAAACGCTTATTCAAAAAATCAATAACATAGTGATTACAGATTTAGAACGTAGAATTTATAATAAACATTTAGCCGTTTCGAGAACTTTGAAAGGGCAACCATTCAAATTAAAACAAAATTTTGATAATTTTGAAGAAGATCCAAAATACATTTTCATAAAAAGACTCTCTATTTTTTTTACAAAATATCCAGATGTAAGTATGGATACATATTTTATAGCGCCCTATAAACTTTACACGGATGTGCAGTATTTTGATCTTTCATATTTTGCTTCACCGAGAGGTATAAAAACGTACACAATATACAAACAACAACTCTTACAAGAATCACCAGATTCTCAAAAAGATGAGGTACAAAAATCTTTAATTTTTATTGCTCATTATTGTCTTAAAAATAAAATTCAATTTTACGATTATATTAATTTTAAAGAAAATGGTATTGAACCGGTTTGGTTATATCATATTAAACATAATAAAATTAATCCTTACTCGTTAATGGAATTTTCTAACGTGTTTCAACTTATACAAGAACTACCTAAAGATGAACGAGAAATTCTCTTAGGCCGATTTGGAACTAATTTTTTAGATTATCGCACCAGATATGTTAATTCTAAAGCTTTAAAACCGTTTTTAGAAGAAGCATTTATTCGCCTAAAACTTTTTGTAGATAAAAACTTGATTTCTACAAAACTTAAACCATAATATAAACACTATGACATTTACTAAAAATATGTTTAACGAAATTAAAGCTTCTTTGTCTAATAACAAAGAAAATTCATATAAAGACATTATGAAATTTGAGCCTGGTAAGACTTATGTTGTACGACTAGTTCCTAATGTGACTGATCCTAGAAACACTATTTATCACTACTATCATCACTCTTGGAACAGTCTATGCACTGGTCAGTTTGTTACTACCCTCTGTCCTTCTACGTACAGTGAAGCGTGCCCTATTGATCAGTATGTTCTTAAGACCTACAATACCGGTACTTCAGAAGAAAAAGAAAAAATTAAACCAATTACAAGAAAAGAAAACTGGCTTGTAAATGCGTATGTAATTACTGATCCTACCACTCCAGAAAACGAAGGTAAGGTTAAGGTAATTCGCTATGGTAAAGAACTCGCTAAAATTATTAATGCTGCAATTGACGGAGATGACGCTGACGAGTTTGGCGTTAAAATTTTCGATGTTGCTGAAGGATGCTCGTTAAAAATTAAATGTGAATCTCGTACCGGTATGGGCGGCTCTCGTGCGTTTGTTACATACTCCGCTTCTAAGTTTACCACCCCATCAAAAATTGAAGGTCTTGATACTAAAAAGTTAGACGCTATCTATGAATCAACTCATGAGCTTAATAAGTTTGTAAAACCTAAAACTTACGCTGAACTTCAACGTATGCTTGATCAGCATTTTTTCTGTATTCAAGACGTAACAACTAATCTTGATGAAGAAGAAAACGAAACACCAGTTAGTAAGCCAGCTGCAACTAAAAAAGACGAAGTACTAGATTCAATTTTTGCTGGTATTAAAGAATCAACTACAGAAGTAGAAAAACCTAAAGCAGTAATTAATTCAGAAGAAAAACCCGAAACAGATGATACTGATGCTAAGTTAAAAGAGTTGTTAAATTCCCTCTAATCTATGACAAATAAAAAACTACAATACGCTAATCATAATCATCCTCACACACCTGAAGAAATAGAAGAGTTAGTCAAAAAAGGAGCTAAAGCGTACGAGTCTTACCTAGACGCTCTTGGTTTTGATTGGCGTAATGATCCAAATAGCTCTGATACCCCGCACCGGGTAGCAAAAGCGTTTGTTACTGACTTAGCAATGGGGTGCTATACAATATGACGGCATGGTTTGTCAAAACGATATTAAAGTAGTATCTATGTGCTCTCATCATCATGCTCCTTTTATGGGTGTGGCACATGTCGCTTATATACCATCTAAAAACGGTAAAGTTATTGGTCTATCTAAGCTTAATAGAATTGTAGATTGGTTTGCTCGTCGCCCTCAAGTACAAGAAAATTTAACTATGCAAATTCATCAATATATTGATAAAGTTTGCGAGAAAAATAAAGGTGTAGCTGTTCTTATAGAAGCTAATCATACTTGTTGTTCGAATAGAGGAATTAAACACGACTCTACAATGAGAACTGCTCGTATGTCAGGTGCTTTTTTAGATGAAACAGATAATTCTCGAGCTGAATTTTATAAGTTCGTTGAATTTTCAAAAAAATAAAAAAATATGAATATATCTGATGATCAACTTGCTACAGCATTAATTGCTAAAATGGCAGGTACAGATTTAAAACGCGTAGATGACTACACACTCACACAATCTTCAACCGGTCCGGCAACAAGAATAGATCCTAAAAAGTTTCTTTCTATTCCTGGACTAACTCAACCTTCACCTCCACAAATAAACATTGAAGAAGTTAATAAACAAGCAGAGGCTCTTTTCCCGTTACCGCAACAAATAGCAAACACCCCTACACCTGAGACTGATAACCAACAACAGTTAACATTTGATTTTTTAAATGAAAATACTAAAAATATTCTTTTGACTAAATTAGATTCGGTAATAAACTATTTGTATTCTATAAACAGCAAATTAGACAAACTTACAACTAAAAGCGCTAAAACGTGACAAACATTTTATCTCTTCACAAAGAAACTTTCGTACAAAGGTTTTTGTTACCTATTAGTAAGTTAGCGGATAATATAACCCTGTCTTGTAATAATAATGAACTAACCACAACCTGTGCATCTCCAGACGGGTCAATAGTTTTGCTAGCATCTTACAAATCAGATATACCTATAAGAGGATTTGCACGAATTAATATTCCAGATATTAAAAAGTTTATTCGACTATTGGATTGTATTGAAGAAGATAACATAGCAATAACTATTGAAAATAATTGCCTTCGGTACTCAACACCCTCTCTTAAATTTAATTATTTTTTATTAGAAGATAGTTACATGCAAAGGTGTCCAGTTAATCCTGAAAAAATTAAAAAGTTAAACTACGATACAACATTCATACTATCTAATTCTAAATTTAATGAAATATTAAAAGGCAGTTCTATTGCTACAGATTCTGATAAACTTTATTTTTTTACTAAAGACGGTAAAGTATTTTGCGAATTAAACGATTTTGAAAGACAAAATATTAACAATATATGTTACGTTGTTACAGATAAATTTATTGGAGAAAATTTAAAAGACCCTCTACCTTTGAATCTTGAAAGTATAAGACTTCTCGCTGGCACTAAACATGATAATTTTATTGTAAGAATTAACAATGATTTAAAAGTGACTCTTTTTCAAATTGAAGAAAATAATATTAATATAAAATTTATTGTATCTGCGCTTGTAAAATAAAATTTGCGCAATAAATTTTACCAGTATGCCAAATAAATTATCAACACTCGGTTATATACTAAAACGTCTAAGAGATTCAGGTTATTATGCTCATAGGTTATTTACAGAATATAATAACGCTGACCCTAGAGCATGGACAATTATAATTGATCCAGGTGTTGCTTCTGTATTTTGTACATGCTTTATTAATGAACCTTTTTATGGAGATTCATATTTTGAATTAACAGATGGTGATCAACGTATCCCCGGTAGACTGAAACTCTCAACATCTTCTTTTGAAGTATTAGTAGAACACTTGGTAAAATTTAATATTAATAATAAAGCACCAAATTACAATAAAAAGAATATTAATAAGTAATAATAGTATGGCCGAAAATGATAAAAACAAAAAAAAGCCTACTAAAAAAACTATTCGTAGAAGAAAAACAGAATCATTGGGTTTAAGTGCTTTAGATTCTTCAGAAAAAGAAATTTTACCCGAAAAACAACTCGCTCAAATTGAAGAAGTTATTAAAAGTGCATTTTTAAGATTTTACGATAATGCGCAGCTCAAGCAGTATAAAATGAAAGATCTTGAACATCTCGATTTAATAGCTTCAGAGTATTTAAAAACATTTATGATTTTAGGATACGATTTAAATGGGGAAAAGGCCTTCATTATGCATGCAACCAATCCACACGATAGAGATGCGTTGGTTGAACATCTCCGTACTACTCTTCTAGGAATTATTAATCCATAGGCTTAAATAGCCTTATGAAAAAAAATAATACATCTTTAGACGAAGATGTTATAATAGAAAATCCAATAGACGATTCTCAGTTTTATAGAGGAGATAAAAATGTACCTGTTGCAGATGCTCTCTTTGAGTTTACACCTGCAATGGTTAAAGAGATAAAAAAGTGTAAAGAAAATATTGTACACTTTGCTGAAAGCCATTTTTATATTGTAACTCTTGACGACGGTAAAAAGAAAATTGAGCTTTACAAAGCTCAAAAACGAGCTCTCAAGAGTTTGTCCGAAAATAGATTTGTTTGTATATTAGCATCTCGTCAATGCGGCAAAACCACTTTGTCTACCATTTATGCGCTCTGGAACACATGTTTCTTTGACGATCAAAGAGTTATTATTGTAGCAAATAAAGAAAATACTGCTATTAATATATTTAAAAGAATAAGATTAGCTTATGAACTTTTACCAAACTATCTCAAACCCGGGGTTAAAGAATATGGCAAAACAGGCGTAACGTTTGCTAACGGTTCTAGTATTGGTATTAGTACTACAACGTCAACTGCAGCTCGCGGTGACACGGCTTCCATTCTAATGATTGACGAAGCGGCATTTATCGATCCGCATTTTATGGAAGAATTTTGGAAATCCGTTATACCGATTGTTTCATCAGGTAAAAAAACTAAAATTTTCATGGTCAGTACACCGAACGGCACAGGTAATAAATTTTACGAAATTTATTCAGGAGCCGAAAAAAAGAAAAATGGATGGAATGCAGAAAGAATTGACTGGTGGGATGTACCGGGGAGAGGTGAAAAGTGGCGTAAACAGATGGTTGCTGCTTTAGGATCTGATGAAGCCTTTCAACAAGAATTTGGCAATACATTTCTTGATGCAGGCAACTCAGCTGTCGGGGCATCAGTCATTGAAAGATTTAAAGAAAACAAAAAACCTGCCATATACACCGGTGAAGAGGGAGCGTATAAAGTTTTTGAAGTTCCAGATACATCTAAACTTTATGCAATAGGCGTTGACGTTGGGGAAGGAATTGGTCGCGCAGCCTCTATTGCTCAAGTCATGGATGTAACTGATCTTACAAATATTAAACAAGTTGC